ATCTATAAAGTATCTTATCTGCCTGCCTAGTCGCTCTTTTTTAAAAATAATATCTTGCGTTGTGCCGTTAACCTTCTTGCCGTTGCCATTCAGAATTAGTCTTGTAGCGTCTTTGGTGAAGTCTACTTGTGAATTTTCACACGGGTTTTTTGGCAATATTAGCTTTGAATTATTTGTGGCATTAATGAACATGTTATCAGTAGCGGTGTAAACCTCATTATTAATCGTCTTAGTGATTAAGCGATTAAAATCATGTTCTATAGGGAAATTATAACTTATTTCTTGATCTATTTCAGTATTTGCGGTAAGAGATGAATAAAAACTATCCTTAGAGCCCTCTGTAACGTCCTCAGACCAAGGATAAGACTCCCTGGTACCTCCAGCATCTATAAGATCCTCAGAGCCGCCGGTTCTACGCCACATGTCATGGGCCCAACGGTTCAAATACTCGAAATAAGACCTAGTTTCAGGGTTATTGAGCAGACTTTTCGGTATTGGGTGTATAAATGGATCTACTTTTTGAGCCATTTAGAACCCTCCTGCCATTTTCACGTCGATCGACATGCTGTGAAAAGTGAAGAAATTAGGGTCAGAAGTGCGAATCTTAACCTGAATCTGCCTGAATGACGCCATGTGGTACCATTCAACCCTCAACCTGTTCTCACCATCTCGACCAGCTCGAACCCAATCCTCATTGGTAAAACTCTGTCCACCATCGAATGATGCTGAGAACATAACCAATGGGTTTTCTTCGGACAAATTCCCAATCCCAGCTTCCATGATCAGCTCGACACGGCGCATTAACATTCGACCGCCGTTTTTACCTAATGCGGCACCGTTTAATGGTGCAGTAATGCGCTCTCGGATGGTAGGTTTTGAGTTATCAGTAAAAGTACTTAGATCAAGCTCTAAAACAGACCCATCTAACCGATTGAGTATTAAGTGCTTCCCATAAGCATACGTATAATCATCAGCTAGATACAAAGCCTCGTCGTTATTGTAACTAAGCTCAAACCAAGCGCCGGTAGTCTCTGAGTAACACCAGGATTTAGTACTTGTAAGTAATAGTACGAAGTTCTGACCATCTAATCTTAGGCATCGGACCTTTGCATCTGATAAGTCATATGATTCGAACTGATTCGCAATACTTGGCGGCATAAGCGATTGGGGGTCGTAGGCGCTAGCACGATATAAATTCTTATCATCGCCAAGCCAATACAAAAAGTTATCATTGCTATCGACTGCATATTTTCCTATTAAACCTATTTCCATCCTACTCGATTGGATGCGATCAAATGGGGGTGAACCAACACCACTGTTATACCAACTCTCGATTGTCTTCTCGCCGAGCAAGTATAGAGTCTCTCTAAATACGTAAACCCTAACCAATCCATCACCTGAAGATTCAGCCGTGGCGTAATTAAGACTCTGTATTGAATCAGGGTCACCAGGATCGGCAACAGCGAAGCGCTCATTTAGTCCTTGCCATATTGCTTGGTTATTGAGAACACCAACGGAACCACCAGCTTCGTAATCTGAGTCTGTTATCTGACTGAGTACAGCACCGTTATATTGATAAGCATAAGCCGAGGTAGCTATCAGCATATTCACGCCATCATCGGCAAAAATAACCTGATCGGAACCTGGGATTGTACCTATTAGGGTCTCAACGCCGTCAGATGAGACAGAATAAAGCGAGGTATCAACGACTTTATACACGACACCGGTACGTGTATGGGTGTAAATACCCCTTATGTTCGTGCCTGTATTTGTGTTCGAAAACACTTTAGATCCAGGCCATGGCAATAAGACAGAAGGGTAAGCGCCACTTGGTACTTGTTCTGGATACAAGTTTAAAGTTCTCTCTGAACTCATAGCTTTAGTACGACTCTGGTTGCTAGAGCCAACTAAGTTAATTTGCACCGTCTTATAGTCGGTCAAGGAGTCCAACCCTCCATTGAAATGCTCGGAGCAGGCCCGTATCGACCTCTTCTTTCTTGCTCATTTGCTTTATCCAAACACTCATCAAACAAAGCCTTGTAAACCTGAGCCTGATTAATGTCTTTTTCCCAGATAGACAAGTGCATCAAGCAACCATATAGGTAGATATCCGGGTAATTAGTTAATACGTTATTAGTTGTGTTTGACGAACTCAGTGGTTGTAAACTGGCGTAATAGGCTATTTCTACATCACTGGTCGGTGTCCTATCGAACTCTATTTGTGACGTGACTGTGAAAAACTTAGGCTCTCCAGATAAGCTGTTTATCTGCATGGCTTCTGGTGATTTATATTGAATATCCTTTGGAGTTGAACCGCTCAATAAAGATAATCGGCGCATTTCTATGAATCTGGCCGGTAGATTTTCGAATCTAGTCGTCGGGGATAAGGTCTCCCTAACCTCATTAGCTCTAAGTCGAAGCTTCTTATCGATATCATTTTCAGTTAAATCAATAAAGTCATCAACCACATCGGAAGTATCCGTGCGATGTGAGAAATTCACTATTGCTTGTTTCAACTCTGCATAAGTTGTAAATGGCATTATATGCTACCCGCACGAGTTCTTAAGCGATAAAATTCACGGCTGTTTAACTTAGCTATCAACCAACCGCGATTCTCTTTTGATAATGGGTTGGAGCCCAATTCCTTCCACCATTGTGCAAGCACGACTTCAGGAATTGAAGCTACCTTATGAAAGTCGCCTTTCCAGCTGGTCCCTTTCTCCGTCTGATTAAATTCATGTTTGTTAGCTCTTAAATATTGAGAAACATCCTGAACAATCTCAACGTGGAACTTATTAGGGTCGTGGGCATCTTTGTGGTATACCTCTTTAACGTCCCCATCATTGGAAAGGATATCCTTCATATAATTACCTTATGCTGTGGTCAAATCTGCAAGAATACCGCTAGCCTCTTCGTTAAGAGAAACTAGAGTTGATTCCATTAGAAGTTGAACTCGATCAGTATCGCCGGTTTTAGCAAGATCCATTCTTTGGAAAGGTCTAAGATCAGCGATCTCGAACTTATCCATTTCAAGTATCAAGCAGCTCTCAGCAACCTGGAAGCGGTTAGGAACAACAGCCATTCGACCGAAATCACTAACATAAACATCGATAGCGTTTACCAAAGTCTTGGAAGTCGCTGTGATGTCGCGAGTTGAGTTACCGGAGAATTCGCTAATTGCTTGCTTGTTAAAAGAGCCCACCATGATGGTATCAGGCTCCCCGCCTGAGTCGTAACAGCTAGCAATAACAGACTTTAACAGAGACTCACTGATAGCGCGGTTAGTGCCATCGGTTCGGGTGTCGGTACCGTCGCCAGTTGGAGCAGAACCGCCAGTCCCAAAGGAACCGTTAGTCGCCAACCAAGATTCGATACCACCAAGTTCACGAGCAGTAGTGTCATTACCAGCAACTTGAGCATTGTTGGCAAGAAGTGAGGTTTCGAAATCACGCTTGATCTCTTTAGTCCGCTTCATGATCTGGTAGTCCATCTCATCAGCTCGGCCAGCTGAGTCCATAGCTCTTTGTGTACCAGTAACACGAGGCACCTTATCAAGGATCTGAGTGTAGTTGAACAATCTAGTAGTGGCGGAAGTTGCGTCAGTAGTCGCATCATCACCTTCAATCACTGCGTTAGTGCCTGATGCGGCCGCTAAAGAGTCAGTCTGCCACTCGACTTTAGTTGAAGTTGCTGCACGTCTTCCGCATCCTGCTTGGAATGGTGTGCGAGTTGGAGAAACCATAGTGATGAAGTCGCTTAGATCTTCACGGTTACCAATAGCATCGTATGTGCTGAAAGTATTAGTTGGTTGAGCCATTTTTTACGTCCTCTTAGCTTTAAGATACGCTAAAGCATCCTTCTCTGAGCCAGTTTGACGAAGCTTTTTAGCTGCTTCCTCAGCCATGCTCAAGTTAGGGGCTTTTCTGACCCCCTTCGAAGGCTTGATTACTTTAGGCGCCTTTTTAAGTTTCTTGTCAACGCTTGGCTTAGCACCTTTCAGATTCTGATACCTCACGGCATCTCTGAACACGTCCCATAACCTCGCATCAACAGCCTGGTTAATGTCATCAGATGAGAAACCCTTGCTTGATAAATACCCGTTAATTGCTGATATGTCTTTTTGCATAGTCTCAGTGGCTTGACCACTCGCATCCATCCAATCAGGCATACGCTCACGAATATTTACCATTTGTTGCTCAAGATACTTCTGCCTAGCAGCTGCGTGTTCAGCGGCTTTCTTCTCCTCAGCCACTTTCAACGCTTCACGCCGTTTAGCCTGTTTCTTTTGCAACTTCAGGTATTGGCTGGGGTCCTCTTCAATAAGGTTGTCCCAATCAATTTGCTGCTCATCAGACTGAATAAGTGCTTCAAGCTCTTGAATCTTGCTATCCAACTTATTCAGTTTCTCAGTCGACTTTGATTGAATGCCTTCCAGCTCTTTCCTTTCAGCTGCCAGACTTTGAGTCTTCTGAGTATAATCAGATTGCCGCAAGTAGCCGTTCTTCCATTCTCTGATTTGGTCAAGGGTGATCTCTTCATCGTCAATTAGATAATAAGATTCCTCTACCTCTTCAGCTGCTTCCTCGCTATCCTCCGATTCGACCTCAACCTCTTCAAGGTTTTGATCTTCCTCTGCTTCAACGCTTTCCGCCTCTGCATCGGTGTGATCCTCCTCGGCTTCGGGTGCACTAGTAGTGTCTTCTGCTCGCATGGATCGTAAAAAATTTAACGCTTCTTGATTTGATTCGGAATCCACTAAGGGTTGCTCCTATTTAAGTTTGTCTAAAGTTAATTGGGATATCTTCCCATCCGTCATTACTGATTCTAAATAAACCTCAAACTTTTGCATCGTCTGAGCTTTACGCCATAATTCGTCACGCTCTTCATGTTGGTCAAACGTGGTATTCATAAATTTGTTGTAGTTGTCAGCCTTCATAGCTGTTAAAGCTTCCTTGAGTATAGGATCTTGCATTACCTGCCTAGCTCTTTCAGCCCTTGAGATGCTGTTATGTGCTTTGTTCTTTTGCTCTGTGTTCAAATTAATGACCCCGGAACGTTAACCTGATTCTCTGCTTCTATCTCTGTCAGCTTGATCGCCACATCGTCATCATGGAATCGCTCTTTCTGCTGCATCTCCATGATCTTCTCTTGAGATTTACCTTGAGCCTCAATGAGCTTGGCTTGCGCCTTGATTCGCTCAGCTTCGGCCAGTGGATTGGCTTGCGCTGCTTCTTGCAGCTGTTGTACTGCTGCTTTGAGCTGTTCATTCTCTGCTAACAGTAGTTCAATCGGCTGTTCAGGGTCGTTGAAGAACTCTTTCGAGGTGTGCATACCCATCGTTTTAATCATACGATCTATTAGATTATAGGTCTTTTTGTCATCAACTACCAATGAGCCACGTGCTTTGAGCTGTTCTTGTACCTGCAACAATGACCCTAAGTTGGCAATCAACTGCTCGTCGCTTGAAGCCGCCAGACCAACGTTCGAACGAATATTGTGGTCATATCTCCAGAAACGCGGGTCAATAAGTAGCGCCTCACCGTTATAAAACACCTGCATTCTTTCGTTCTGGTAGTGTGAGAGTAGGGATGCCATGCCTTCGTACAGCTCTCTGAACCCTGTCTCAGCAAATACCCTTGCTATGTGCTCAATCTTAGCTGTAGCGGCTTTCTCAGCACCTTTGAAGCGTGTGGCAGTCTCTCTTTGTAGAGAATCAGCGTCTAGGCCCTGGTTAGCAGTGATGCCACCCGTGGATTGCTGCCTAGCTGAGTCCACGTATTGAACAACT